TTATCGGCCATCATCCGCACATCTATCAGGGCGTTGAGCTCTACAAGGGTAAGCCTCAAAAGATAATGAAAGATTTATTTAAAGATACAAAGTGGCAGCCTGATAATTTGATTCAACAAGGTATAGCTAAAGTAAAAGAATTTCAAATGGAAGCTTCTGTTACATACTCTTACTTTTTAGCTGTTAAAGAGTCTGTTGAAAAGATTAAAGATTTTTTAAGGTCTGTAAATTTAGCTGAAAGAAATTTTAAGACTGGAATGCCTGTATATAAACCTAAAGAATTAACCTCAGCCTTAGTTGATACAGAAAAGGTGTTAGCTAATCTTAAATCTATAGAGTCTAAAGTAGAAGAAGAGTTGTTTGATGAAACAAGAAATAAGGCTAATAAGGAAATAAGTCCATTTGCTGACCCTGAAAGCTTAAATATGTAATTATGGCGGATAAGTATAAAGATGGTAAAGTAGAATCAATTAGAAACTCTGATGGTATTTGGATTAATTCAAATGTCTTTAGAGAGGAAGCTATTCATTTTAATAAATATGGATACTTCTGTGCTGACCCTACAGGTTCACCTGCTTGGTTTGAGTATTGGAGAGAGCAAAGAAAGAGATGTATTCAAGGATATACTGTAGGAGGTGCTACTATTACAGGGGAACACTATTTTTACCTTAACTTTTGTCCTATGCAAAAAATAGGTGAGGTTATAGGTAATCGTTCAACTAAGGTGTATGAAGCTCCTGACTTTTGGGATGGAGATTATAATTATTTCTGGGCAAGAGAAATAGCTAAAAATGGTATTTTTAACATGTTTGTTAAAGACCAAGAGAAGTTAATAAAAGCTACTATAGAAAAAGATTATGATTTAGCTCAAGAAATTTATGATGGTTTGCATTTAGAGGTTAAAATAGATGTTAAGCATCTTTTAGGTGGCTACAATATGATTGTAGCTAAAGCTCGTAGACGTGGTTATTCTTATAAAGCTGCTGCTATTGCAAGTAGAAACTATTTTACTACACCTAAATCCTTAACTATATTCTTAGCTGAAGATAAAAAATATCTTTACCCTAAAGGGGTTTTTACTATGAGTGCAAATAATATTAATTTTATTAATACTCATACAGGTTGGGCTACACCTTCAGATGAAATAAATAGACAAGACCATATAAAAGCTTCTTATATAACTTATTCTAAAACAGGTAATAAGATTGTTAAAGGCTTTGAATCTGAGATTGTTGCTTTAACTTGTAAAGATAATCCTGATGCTGCTCGTGGTAAAGATGCTTTAGATGTGTTTATTGAGGAGGCTGGTGCTTTTGGTACTCCTGGATTACTACAACAAACTTACAGAGCTACAGAGGATTGTGTAAAAGCTGGTAATATAAAAACAGGTATGATTACTATATGGGGTACTTCTGGTGATATGGATGGTGGTACTTATGACTTTGCTGACATGTTTAAAAGACCATCTGCATTTGACCTTTTACCTTTCAAGAACATATGGGATGATAATTCCTCTGATATGGAATGTGGATTCTTTCACTCTATAGATACAAACTTAGAAGGGTTTTATGATGCTCAGGGTAATTCAGATAGGATGGCTGCAAGACAGGCTATACTTGCTGAAAGAGAAAGGCTAATAAAATATGGAGCTACTAATAATGAGATAGCTTTAAAGATGCAAGAAAAACCTCTTGGACCTGCTGAAGCCTTTGCAAGTGCAGCTAAGAATAATTTTCCTGTTGTAGAACTTGAAAAGCAAAAATCTAAAGTTATTGCTCTTGGTTTACAACAATCTAAAGCTATGCCTGTAGATTTGATTATGGAAGGTAATAGTGTCATTGCAAGACCTATTTTAAATGGTAAAGCAAAACCTATAACAAGTATGTTTAATCTTCCTGTAGATAAATCTGGTTGTGTTTTAATTTATGAACACCCTGTTTCTGATGCACCTAAAGGTTTGTATAAAATAGGTTATGACCCTGTAAGACAGGATAATGGGTCATCATTTGCTTCTATTATAGTGTATAAAGGTGTACATAAAAATAGTTTGTACCACTCATGTATAGTGGCTGAATTTATTGGTAGACCCGAATCTGCTGAAGAATGTGATATAATTGCTATGAAATTAGCTATTTTTTATAACACGCAAATAATGTATGAAAATGAAGTACCTGAAACTAAAAATTTCTTTAGAAGAATAAAACGCTTAGACTTATTAGCTGCTCAACCTGATGGGGTTATAAGTAAAAATATTAAAAAGTCTAAGGTTGCAAGGGTATTTGGCTGTCATATGAATGACCAATTAAAAAATGCTGGTGAAAGATATGTTAAAGATTGGCTATTAACTGTTGTAGATTATGATGAAAATGAAAAACCTATACATGTGTTTGATAGAATTTATTCTTTAAGACTTTTAGAAGAATTAATTATGTATCATAGAAAAGGTAACTTTGACTTAGTTTCTGCTTTGTTTATGTGTATGATACAAGTACAAGAAGAATATATAAATACAGAGTATGATGAGACTAAAAAAGATAGTAGATTAAAAAAATTATCTTCTTTAATTGGAAATATGTATCAAAAGTAGTAATATTGAAAAATAATTGTAGCATATATGGAAAGTGATGTTAAAATAAAAGACCAGCTTTTATCTACAGCAGAGAAAAATGCGTATGATAAAAAGTGGTATAAAATGAAAGCTGATGAAATAGATAGTTTTCATATGGAATTGGATTCTTCAATAAATTCTGTATCTGAATTTAAAAGAATGAAAGTTAATTATGACTTAATTAATAACATTCTTGACCTTAAAGAATTTGAATATGTTTGTAAACCTTATGGTGCAGAGGTTGGGGAACTCCCTGCTAAGATGGTTAATAGAGATATCATTTCAGGTAAGATTAAAGTTCTTAGAGGTATGGAGATGAAAAGACCTTTTTCTTGGAACGTCATTGCTACTAATCCTGAAGCTACAACAGAAAGGGAGAAAAAAGAATTTGATTTAATGCGACAGTATGTTGTAAATCAAATTATGATGCCTATAAGACAACAACTTGAAATGCAAGCTGCACAACAAGCTCAAGGCAAAGAGCTTACACCTGAACAGCAACAACAAATTACCAAACAAATAGAAGAACAACTTAAAACCCTTACTCCTAAAGAAATAAAAAGATATATGGAAAGGGAATACCAAGACCCTGCTGAGGTTTTAGGTAATCAGTTGCTACAATATTTTATCCAAAAAGAGCAACTCCCAAGAAAATTTAATGAGATGTTTTTTCATGGTATGGTTTCCGCAAAAGAGATTGGTTATGTTGGTATTGTAAATAATGAACCTGTTATGAAAACAGTTAATCCTTTGAGATTTACTTGTGATGTAAATGGTGAATTAACTTTTATAGAAGATGGTGAGTGGGCTGCATGTGAGTACAGAATGTCTCCTTCTCAAGTTGTTAGTCAATTTAATAAAGAACTTACAAGAGAAGAAATACAAAAATTGTATGAAGCCCATTCTAAATTTGTTAACCAATCTTCTGGTTGGTTTTCAAGTAGAGAGATGATGGGTGAACAAGAAGATAATACAATACGTGTACTACACTGTGTATGGAAGTCTTTAAGAATGGTTAAGTTTTTAACATATCTTGATGAACAACAAGTTCCACAAACAATGTTAGTTTCTGAAGATTACAGGTTAAATAAAGAAGCTGGGGATTTAGCTATAGATGTAGAATGGATTCCTGAAGTGTATGAGTGTTGGAAAATAGGTACAGATATTTATAAACAGATGCAACCTATTCCAGGACAATTTAGAGATATGGACAATTTATATAATGCAAAATTACCATACTATGGTGCTATACATGATTGTGTGAATTCTAACCCAGTTTCTTTAGTAGATAGGCTTAAAGTGTATCAATATTATTATAACATAGTAATGTATAAACTTGAAATGTTGCTTGCTACAGATAAGGGTAAAAAAATACTTATGAATATTAATGCCATTCCTGATACTGATGAGATTGATATTAAGAAATGGCAATACTTTTTAGAAACTACTCCTATTGTTTATTTTAACCCTGATGAAGAGGGTAAAGGGTATCAAGATGCTAATACTATAGCTAAAGAACTTGATTTATCTTTAGCTTCTGATATCTCTAAGTATATAGAACTTGCTGAATACTTACGTAGACAGGCTGGTATTTCTGTAGGTATTACAGACCAAGTTGAGGGTCAAATAGGTCCTAATGATGCTGTTACAAACACTAAACAAAGTCTTATTCAAAGTTCTCATATTTTAGAACCTTATTTTGATTTACATAATACTGTAAAAAGAAACATATTACAAGCATTATTAGATACAGCTAAAATTTGTTATGCACAAAAAGAACCAAAAAAACTCTCTTACATATTAGATGATATGTCAAGACAGAGTTTAACCATAGACCCAATGGTTTTAGACAATGCTACTTTAGGTGTATTTGTTTCTAATTCTTCTAAAGCAGAAGAGGCTAAAGATATTATACGTCAATTGACACATGCAGCTTTACAAAATCAAAAAGTTGAATTATCTGACGTTATCTCAGTTATCCGTCAAGATGGTATTGTTGAAGCTGAAGAAACTCTTAAATTAGCTGAAGCTCAAAGAAAAGAATTTGAACAACAAATGCAACAACAACAAATTCAAGCTCAAACTGAAGAGAGTGAAAAACAAAGAGAGTTTGAAAGAGAGAAACATCAAATGAATATAGAACTTACTATACTTAAAGAAGAAGAAAGACGTAAGACAGAGATAGCTAAGGCTACTCTTATGGGAGCTTCTTTCAATCCTGAAGCTGATGTTGATGGTGATGGTCAGAATGACTTTATAGAAATCATGCGTGGAGAGGTTGATATGCAAGTAAAAAAGGAAAAGTTAGCCTTAGAAAAAGACAAACTTGAACATCAAAAGAAACAAGATAAAATTAAAAATAATCTTGAAAAAGAAAAATTAGATGTTGCAAGGATGCAAAAAAGAGCAAAAGCGTAATAATATGAGAAATCTTAAAATTAAATATTTGAACTTGACATTTATTAATAATTAAATTTACATTTGTATGACAGAAGAAAACAAAACTCCTGAAACCAATGAGTTTGGTTGGGAAGAAATTTCTCTCTTTGAAGAACCTAAATTGGAAGTAGAAGAGAAAAAAGATGATGAAAAAGAAGAAAAAGAGGAAAAAGAAGATTTTGACTTTGAGACTGTGGTCAGCGATAAAACAGTGGGCAAAGAATCTGGAGAACAACAATTAGAATTAAATTCTATAGGTATTGTTTCTAAACTGAAAGAAAAAGGGTTCATTGATTTTGAACTTGAAGAAGGGGAAGAATTGACAGAAGATTTAGCTGAAGAAATTCTTGAAGAAGGGTTTGAGGTTAAGCTAAATGAAAAGATAGACGAATTATTTAAGGATTTACCTGATAATGTTAGAGAGCTTAATAAGTTCGTTTTAAAAGGGGGTTCTTTAGAAAAGTTCATTGAAACAATGATTAAACCTGTAGAAACAGGGTTGAGGCTGGATATGGATTTAGATGTTGAAGATAATCAAATTGCAATAACTAAATTCCAATTAAAGCAAGATGGTTATGATGATGACTATATTGCTGACCAAATAGAATATTTAAAAGATTCTGGTAAACTTGAAAAAATAGCAAAGACACATTTTAATAAATGGGCAGCAAAAGAAAAAGAAAGACAAGCAGAATTAGTTGAAAGACAAAAACAAGCTATAGCTCAGGAGAAACAAACACGTAAAGCCTATAAAGAAAAGGTAGCAGGATTGATTAAAGATGTTACAGATTTTGAAGGTCTTACTATAACATCTCAAGATAAACTTGTTATTCCGTCTTATATGACAGAAAAAACAGTTAAACTTGAAAACGGTATAGAGATTACAGAAATGCAAAGAGATTTGCATATGGCTTTACAAGATGAAAAGAAAGCTATATTAATAGCTAAGCTTTTAAAAAATGATTTTAATTTTAATGATATTGTTAAAAATATAGAAACTAAAATTACTAAAAAAGTTAAAGATACAATTGAAAAAGGAAAACAAATACCATCAACTAAAGGTAGAGGAAGTTCACAACCACGAAGTTTAGCTGATTTTTTATAAAACAAAAACAAACCTAATAATTAAAAAATTAAACGTATGAGTTTAAAAGTAAAAGAAATGGATTGGATGGCTAACATGACTGAGCTTAACCATTTAGGTAAAGCTTTGCTTGTCCAACCACAAAAAATGATGGGTGTCTTAGATACACTTTTCTCAGCACAAAACTATTATTCTGATAACCCAATGTTGTCTTTATTGATGGGTTCTAAAAATGAACAAACTGTTGATGGTTTAGAATGGGAATGGGATATGAAAGGTGCAGATACTCGCCCATTAGTAATAGTAGAAAATATTATACCAACAAATGTTACTCCTGGTAAATTTAAAACCTCTTTCCAAATTAAATTGGATGAAAATTGGTTTATTCCTGGAGACGTTATCACTCCTGGTGCTGCTGATAAACGCTATCAAGTACGTGTTGTGGATGACCCACAACGTCAAGGTGATGGTTGGGTTTATACTGTACGTCTTATGAGTGATGATGACAATTTCTTCTTAGCTCCTACTTATTTAACACCTGGAACTCAATGGAGTAAATTGTTCTCTAACTATGAAGAAGGTGCAGAGCAAAGTGGTTCTACTACATTCTCTACAACTATGAGTTTCCGTAACCGTTTAACTAAATATCGTAAACAGTATAAAATCACTGATTATGCTTCAACTGCGGTATTAGCTGTTAAAATTCCTGATAAAACAGGTAAGTTACATGATTCATGGATTCGTTATGCAGAGGTAGAGTTTTTACGTCAATGGTATCGTGAGTTAGAAAGAGCTATATGGTATTCTCGTTCTTCTAATACAGTTATTGGTTCTACAGGTCGCCCTGTAAGAAGTTCTGCTGGTCTTGAAGAACAATTAGAAGATTCTCACCGTGAGTCTTATTCAGTATTAACTGCGAAGCTTATTGAAGAGTACTTAATGGATATTTTCTATTCTCGCAAAAAACCAGGTGAAGGCAGAAACATTAAAGCATTTACAGGTGAATATGGTATGTTACAATTCCATAGAGCTGTAACTGACGAGTTATCTAAAAAAGGTTTCTTAACTGAAGTTTCTAATAACTTTGTTGAAAAATCTTCTTCTCCTTACCATTCTAATGCGATGTCTTATGGATATCAATTTACAAAATACAAAATGGCTAATGGTGCTACTTTAGAGTTAATCCACAACCCATTGTATGATGATAGAGAAATCAATTCTGAGATAGACCCTATTACAGGTTTCCCTATAGAGTCTCAAAAATTCACTTTCTTGGATTTTGGTGGTGATATGAATAGCTCTAACATCAAGCTTAAAAAGAAAAAAGATGGTGATGCTTTTGGTTATGTTTGTGGTATGTATGGTCCTTATGGTCCTTCAAGCAAAGCAAGCACACCTGTACACTCTGGAGATTACTATGAAATGCACATAGAAGCTCATAAAGGAGTTGAAATTACAGACCCAACTCGTTGTGGTCAATTATACTTAGCTCGTAGCTAATATAATTAAATATTAAAAATATGGTTAGATTTTTTCTAACCATATTTTTT